TGGCGGGACTTGAACCCGCACGAGCGTTAGCTCACCACCCCCTCAAGATGGCGTGGCATTAAAAACACATATACAAAATCAACAAATACATCAATAATAATACTTTATCAACTATATATTCAAATATATTTTTCTATATTTTCATATATTATGATGTCAAAATGATGTCAAAAAAAATAGATGGTCTTAGTCAACAAAATCATCTTTTATTGGACTAAAACCATCTATAGTCTAATAAATTATAAAATATTGGACTATCCACACGTCCGCCCTCGTGTGGTAGGGAGATGATGGATCACCTCAATTCTTAGCTACTGTATATACCAAAGCCGTACCTAAAACATAATTCAATATTGTACTATTTCGTTGTTTCATCTTTGCCTTGTGAATTTCTTTCTTCTGCTCGTTCAAGTATACTTCTGCTTTCGTTAATGATAGCTTTTGCTCGTTCAGCATCTGTTCTTGCTTTTGCAGTAAGTTCCGTGCTTGTGTCAATTGCGCTTTCTGTTCGTTGATTAAGTTCAACGCTTCTATTAATTCTTGTTTCTGTTCGCTCGTTGAGAGTTTGGCTACTTTCAACTGCACTTCCAATTCTTTGATTGTAGTCAATTGACTGTCTATTGTACTCTCTAGCGTGTCGAAGTTCGTTTTCAGCGTTGCGTATTCCTGTGGTGTCAATGTTACTGGTTCTGTTGGAGTAGATCCATATACAGATGATGCAAACAATAAGCACCACAATAGCAGTACAATAGCCCCTATAGGCAGAAAATATAGTTTTAAACTTCTCATACATATATACCCCCTATATATTACTTCCCCATTGTTGAGCATAATATTTAGCTTTACCACGAATTACGTCACCGCCAGAACCAGGAACATCATCTTCACGTACAACCCACAAGTCCCAGCGCTCACATGTTGTAGTAGGCCCATACGGTTCGTGAGCATAATAACCGTCCATGTTATCGGCCGCCTCGGCATGAGTAAGTACGTGTCCGATATCACAAGGAATGCCAAGGTCAACACATAACAGCGCCACGACTTGCGCTAATGTTTCAATCTGCGCATCCGTTGGTGCATATTCGCCAAGATTATCAGTCCATTGCGCTCCATAGGCACAGTCTAAAGCAATACCTACCGCAAACCCATTGCGCATATAGGTATGGTCCTTATGATCTGTTAATTCACCATCAATGTAAATGTTGCCATCCCTATCGATGTTAATGTGGTAGTCATCAAATTGTTGATTGTACCTACCTGCCGTCCAATGCAAATAGATTTTACTAATCTGGCCTAGCGCGCTGCGGCAATAGTCATTTAAGTCTGTAAGACTAACGAGATGCATTATAATCACTCCTTTCGTTAACTACGGTATTAATCGGTATTTTAGGAGGTTCCTCTAGCTTATCTGGAACACCGTTTCCATCCTTATCAATCCATAACGCCAAGAACCCTACTAGGGCCGTCAATACGGATGGGATAAAGATATGATCTATAATGTTTATCCCTACATTAATTAATTTATTCATATCTTCAGTAACATGGCCTTTAGCAAACGCCATTATGTATTGAAACACTACCAATAAAATAGGCACTAGCATTGTTAGTACTAGTGCCCTTGTTGCAAGAACCCCTGTGGGGTGGAAGTTGGTTCCCCTAACAGATTGATATGTTTTTTTAACTGTATTGATGAGATTTGGCGGTATGTTCATGTATCTCCTCCTTTAACTCATCTAATCGTGATTCCATTCCGTTCACTCTTGTAGCTAGCTTCACATGTTCCGTGAAGGCCTTTACACGCTCTTCCCTTGATAGCTTGATTTCGTTTTTCAAGTCATTAAGAGTCTCAGTTAAAACCCCCATTTTTTCTTGGAAAACTAGAGTGTCTTGCAAATGTTGCAAATCACGTTTTTCCAATAGAGGAAGGACTAATACTTTGTAAATAAAGCCTGCCACTATACTGACGATAGTTAACGTCGTCAGTATATCGTCCAATTGAAATTGCCATGTCCACATTCAATTATCTCCTTACCAAAGTATTACACTGCTTTCCAAACATTACTGAATTCGTCCCATTTCTTGGTTTTATCATGGTTATAAACCTCTAAACCGATTTTGTGTAAAGAAATATCACTAGGTGGAACAGATTCATCTGCCACTATAATTTTATTAATACCATACTTATTACCATAAACATCACTTAAGTTTAAGTTACTATCTTTCCACACAAAGCTAGGGATATTTAAAACTAAAATACTAGAAGCGGTAAAGGCTTGGCTGTCAATTTCAGTGGCTTTAGGTAAATTTACAACAGAATATTCACAGCCTACAAAAGCTTCAGCGCCCACTTTAGCTACATTAGGGCAAGTTAATTCTCCTTCTAAATCAGATTTTCCGTAGAACTGTTTAGGCAAAATTTCGGTAGCAGTTGCTGCATCAAAAGTAGGTGCAGGGTTCGGACCTGGTTGTGGTTGAGGTGGTTGATTCTTATTTGCTAAATTATTAATAATCCCAACAATCTCACTATCAGAATAGCCTTTACTATATGCACCTTTTACCGCATCAAGGATATATCCATAAGTGCTAGCAGGCTCAATGCGGTTGATTTCTTCTGCAAACTTGAATAATTTACCTTCGGATGTTACTCCTTTTGATTGGATAGCATCTCTAATTTGAGTGATATGACCACCAAATTTATCTAATTCACCCATTAAATCATTAATAATTGCTTGTTTTGGTTTTGCCATGTTAGTTACCTCCGTTAATTTGCTTTAATATAGTAATAATTTGCTCAAGCTCATCTTTAACCATGAACTCTGAAGTGTCAGGCGCTGGGCCTTTTTCTCCTTTGAGTTGTTGCTTTTGGCTTTCGGTTAAATCTTCGAAGCGTACTTGTAATTTGATAATTTGTTTATCATCTTTAATATTTATATTGTCTTCAGCGTCTACATAAACATTAATATCATTCATATTATTTACCTCTATTGCTGACGCCTTCAAGAATAGTTAATTGTCCTTTGACGAGACATTTAACAGGCCTATCTCCGGCCCAAACAAATAAATCCCACGCGTATCTGCCGTCAAGTAATTCTTTTGTATCCAAAGAAAGGATAATTCTACAACGTTCGCCTGTTGCTAAATTATCCTTTGATACTGTGATATTGAATTTGGCTCGATACCGTTCATCATAAGTAAACTTTCTTACACATGAAAACAAATCTTCTGGATCTACTTCGACATTATATCCAATCGTCAAGGTGATGAACTCGCCCTTAATAGCTGATAGATTATGTTCAACTGGTATCATATTTATCACCACCTATGCTTTTTTTACAGCAATACAAATGTAATTGGCGACGCCTGGAATAAAGATCTCTTCACCGTAACGTCCTTTTTCGACAACGCCATTCCAGCTTTTAGATACACCTTGAGTACCTATTAAACGCATCCCTACATGTACCTTTCTTCCTTCTCTCCAACATTCGAGATTAATCATATTCCGCGGATTGCCTTCGTCAACATCAAGATAGTATCTTTCTACATTGGATTGATTTACGGACAATAACCATTGGCACTCATCTTCTGTAAATCCTTCAGGAATCGGAAGTGTTTGCCCGTCGCGAGCACTACCATATGTAACGCTAATATCTGGAATTGTTAGAAATGGTTTAAATGTTGGATTGCCGTCTTTTCCAAACCAGCCCGGCCTTTCTTTACAACATAGATTAGAAGCTCTAGTATTTTTATAATTACCTAAGTCTAAGTTAGTACCACCACCATCGCTATCCACTCCCCCATCTGAAATAGTATGATAGCCTCCGCCGGCTTTGCGTTGAATTTTAATAATAGCACTTGTAGCTATGTCTAAATCGCCCGTCATAGTGTCGCCGGTTTTTTTTACGTAAGAGTCATCTAGCTTTGTATTAATATCATCAGATAGCTTATCCGCAGTAACGGATTTATCTGCGAGTTTAGGGGTTGTAACGCTCTCATCTTTTAGTTTCCGAGTAGTTACACTCGCATCAGGGTGATCGAGTTCATTTAATTCTCGATGGTCTTTTAATGAATTTTGCAGTCTACCAAAGAAATCATCAATCTTTTGCCAGTTATCATTTCTAAGATTGACATCATATTTGTCTGACTCCAAAGGTTTAAGCAAGTTCATTATTGGCGTATAATTTGCCATTATGGCAACACCTCCTGGTTCAATGCAAAATGAGTGAATTCAGCTAGTTCTTTATGGGTAAAGCGCGACAAATCAATGTGGCGGTTATAAAGCAAATCTACGTCAAAAATTAGGTTCATTGGAATAATTTCTTTTAGCATATTAGCAACGATGTCACGTTGTTTCTTTACTCCTAATGAAATCTTAAATTTGATGCTGTAATTATTAAAATCTTCTATGATTTTATAATTTCCTTCACCACATAATGTATCTAGTAATTCACGTAACTTAATCATAGTGTAAGGACGTTGACCCAAAAGTGCAGCTAATATAGCAAAACGTCTTGTATCAGATGAATCGGTAGGCTCAGGTTGAAGTTCAAGAATTTTTTCCCATTGAGACAATCCATAATCATCAGCTGTATAAATATATTGTTCTTTGAAAATATTAATGAGTAAATCCCATATAGCTTGCACCTCAATTGATTCAATTCTATACACTTCTTGAATATCTACAGCATCTTTGGTCACAGGAACAGCGTAGTCCGAAAGATTGATTAAACGTTTAAACGTTCCAAAATTAATTGTATTGTTCATATAGCCACCAACTCTACTGTACCCAATACAGGAATCTGATTATCTTTAAGGTCTAATCGATTGATAGCACGATCATTAATTTTAATCGTGCCCACATCAATCACATTATCGATATCGATTAGTAGCGCCGTAATAATTGAGGTTCGCACTGATATAAAATTGCCTTCATCTTGAGTTGACCATTCCTCACAGCGTTTCAACAACTTATCTGATATTGCTTTTTCAACCTTAGATTGTATTTCGCTAACTGGGTGTCCGGCTTTCATGTTAACTTGAATTTTGTAGTTAATAGTAATAGGTTCCGCAGATACAACAGTAACCGTATGCCCTATAGGAGCTAAGCCGTAGCCTTTCCCTTGGTTAGGCCTTGGGTCAAATGTATTTTGAACTTCTTTAACTAACTCATTGTCAGCCTTTGCAAATTCACTATTAACTATTACAAGCTTTACTGTCCCCCCTCCATTCCAACAGCGGTACACTTTAACCCCACCAACACCGGCGATAGCAAGAGCTTTTTTCTTGTAATCTGCGCCATTGCCTCCGTAGGCGTTTGACTTAATCGCATCAAAATAACGCTTACGAAATACTTCAGTATCCTCTTCATCCTCACCAGGCGTGATTAGCTTAGTAATACTTGCATCCGTAAGGCCGTTAATTCCTGTAATCGGAGTTATAGTTCCGATACTATTATTAACGATACGTCCTGCAGTTTCAGCTTTTAATTTATACCGATGTTCAGTATTATTAATAAGTTCCTTTACTGTGAAATTATACTCATTAAAATTGAATCGGCTTCCAATAGGGACCGCAATATTAAACTTCCCCTCGAACTCTGCAAAAGTTGCGGCCTCAGGAATAATGTTGAATTCTGCAGCACGTAATATCAGATACTCGCGATTTGCAGTAGTAGCAAAAGACTGTTTCAAAATCACATCAGCCATAATATATAATTCGGCCATTTCAAAAGCAGCTGGAGCTACGCTATCAAACATAACGGACCCTTCTCGTTTGTCGTACCTGTCATTTGCTCGGTCTAGGATTCGTTTTGTAATCCTACTCGATGTCATGTGTTCATACAATGCCTCTCACCTCCTTTTTAATTCCTTGCAAGGCCCCATAAATGGTATCAACATCAAATTCAACCATAACATCGCCACCATCATTACTAAATTCAAAGTTATGAACCTTTGTAATTCTATCATCGTTTAATAGAGCTTCTTCTATACGTCGTTGCAGCTCAGCGTAAACGTATGGGATAGGCTCTCCAAATAGATCTTGTAACTCAATGCCATAGTTCCAACTATATATAAGATATTGATATCGTTCTGTATTAATGATTTTATAAATCGCTTGTTCTATGGCGGACAGTTTATCAGCGTGCCCTCGTATCTGACCATCTGTCCTAAAGTCAATAGCATGTGTAAAAGATGGCTCAATATAATTCACAGTATCAGGGATTAGCGTGTCACTATTCTGTTTTGGTAAAAGTAAGTTCTCTGCCATTATTTAGTTGTGCACCCCCTATTCGGATTGTACCAACGGTCTAATGCAATGTAGCGTTGCCCGCCAGTTTCTTTTAACATTATGACTTTATCACCTACAACTAGCTGATTATGTACAAGGTACTTTTTTCGCCCCTTATACTCGTGGTTATGGCTTGCAAATTCTGCATATCCACCACCGCCTGAACGGTTTTCTGTAACATGATCAACGCTCATCTCCATAGTCCATTCAGAGGTATTCTTTGTAAGAACAATATTTTCCTCGGGTATGGTTAACTTAGGGTCGATTTTAATCTCTAATGGAGATGCACTTACGACTTCACCAACGATTACCTCCATAGGCTCGCCATTTTGAATAACAGTACTTGCAATTTCTTTAATTATGTTTACAATTTTAAAGTATTCTGTATCCATTATGTCGCCCCCATTCTAATAATCTTGGTTGGAGCTTCATCATTACGCCATGCATAATTTACATTGCCATACTTCATAGCGTACCCCTTGCTCGATGAATTACCAAAGCACCCTCCAGCACCATCGGCGATAACAACATGATCATCGTTGCCATAAAGTAACAAATCACCTTTATTTGCGTATCCATTGTATTGCTCCGTAACATACCCTTTTGCTTCTAGATTATTTCTGAGTGTATCAACTCTTGATGTGCCTTTGTTATATTCATCTGCGAGGTCTTTGTTATAATACGAGCCGGCAGCACACGCAGTATCTACACAACCCTCACTACCATATTGGCTAACCCTGCCATTGTTAGCGTTGAAAGCTGTATCGACTTGGCCAGAAGTTCCACCTGCAGCCGTTGCGCTACCAGACTTGGTTTTCTTGGATGCTTCAATCTTTTTAATGGCTTCAGCGTCCTCGTCTTTTGCCACTTCATACACAGCATCATTATCAACATATCTCAAATCTAAATCCATTCCGTGAAATCCTGTTTTAAACGTATGTGTGACTGATGTAACCATCATGTAGTTATTAACTGTGATATCCCCAAAGTTACGATTAATATAAATCAAAGAACCGCCACGCACTCGCACATCGCCGATAACATTTTTCAGTTTAATCTCCCGAGTTTTCTTGTTTTTGTGGGCCATAATTGCCTTAGCTTCAGCCACTGCATTAATATCCTTCTCTTTAGGAATTATCAAATACTGTAAGCGCCCCCACTTAGCAATGTTCTTGTCATCTTTAGCAATGAACGTATTCTCTAACTTACTAGAAGCGCCATTAGGAACTGTACGTATGATTTTTACATAGTTGTAAGTATCTTTATCAATAGAAGTTGTATATTGCACATCTTCCATGCACTCATCATCAATATAAATATCGGTTTTCATACTCTCAAATGACGCTAATCTCAATTCGCCATTATCATCGAACAGATGATAAAAAGCATGATTGGGCGTAAATATGACTGTTTTATCCAATAATTGACAAATCATTTCTTGTAATGATTTGTCCTTAAATACGGTTTTTGGTTTGTCAGGAGTTTTCCATACGGTATTGTCCATGTAGCCACACTTCAATCCAAAGTCCTCTGCCACCATCTTAATAAACTCAGTTGCAGTCATCGCACCAATAACATAGCAGTCTTTATTTTTTAAATAGCGTAATTGATCATAGCAAGTAACGGAAATTGTGTTTTTCCCATCGCGTTGCTTTTCAAATATAAATCCAAAGAATACTGCTCCTCCGTTCAAAGTAAACTTTACGGTATCCCCTTCATCAAAATTTAGATTTGGATCTTTAGGCACTTTGAAGGTCATCTTACTAGGCACACAGTCAATAGCTCTTGTGATTTGTATATCGTCTTGTGGCTCAACTAACCATAAATCTCCAGTATTCTTATTCCTAATGGTTAACTCATAGTGTAGTTGTATCGGCATAGGCATCGGAGTGATAATGCCGTTAATTTGAGACTGCTCAGCAGTTTTAGATTCATTTACAGCCATTCACTGCCACCTTCTTTTTTAAGTTGGATGACTTGTCCTACCGCCAAAGCAGCAGGGACTGCAATCTTATTAAGAGCAGCAATTTGAAATAGATTGTCTGTATTTCCTAATTGCTTTTTAATAATTTGCTGGAGCGTTTGTCCTTTAGACGCTTTAGCTTTGGTGGCTACTGTTTTGTCATCTGTCGGTCTATCCTGTTTAACGCTGCCTTTTGCAACGCCATCCTTATCAGTCTTGATTTCAATACGTTTAGCCCCCCATGGTCTCCACTGCTTAAGCGAAACATTAGCATATGAATCAAAACCATTATCAGCATCTTCTTCGATGGTGTAATTTTCAAGTGTACACTTCATGTTAGTCATTGATAGCATTTGTCCGTTTGGTTTCATCCGAACTACAATGAATTGGAATACGGTCTTAGTGGTCTTAAGCTTTTCTAACTCATCTATGTAATATTTAGCTTTTTTAGATTTAAATAACATAGATTCGTTAAATGGATAGTCAGAGTTAGGTAAGAGGAATTTGAAAGCCACATCAGTGAGCCCTGCGGGCTTTATAATGTTCACTTCACCTTTCCCTAGTAAATCCATAGTTTCATTTTTGCCATTTATTGTTGTAACCAATTCCTTAGGGGGAATCGGTATTTGCATCGTTCCCATATAGAAGTAATACATTTAGATCCCCTCCCTTTGAATTGTAAATGCGTCTTTCAAGCCTTTTGAAATCTGACTTGTAAAGCCGTCTAAATCTGTACCGTTATTTATTTCTACATCGTTATTCATTTGGATGTGAATGATATTAGCATCTTGCCACTTCTTCAACGACTTATCGATAGCACTTTCACGAAGCGCTTTGATTTCCTCGTTTGTCATGTCGATAGACTTGGCAATCTTGCCGGTGTTCTTGGCAGTCTTACCTGTATTTTTCTTAGTCTTATTGGCCGCATCATGATCCGCGCCCGGAGTAATTTTGCTCGCATCAAACTCTTGAGGAGTTTTTATGTTCGGCATATTAGGCATCAAATCACCAAGGCTAAAGTTAGCCCCAATGTTGTAACCTTCCCCAAAAGCTCCTGTGACGCTAGAATAATCCATCTTACCCATGATGGTAGTTTCACCGCCGGCAATCTCGAATCGTTCTAATACGCCAGTAGACCCGCCGACTTTATCGATATTTACACCAGGGATTTTATTGATCGCATCAATGATATCGTTAATTCTAGCTTTTACAAATTGCCAAATACCATTCCATATATCAATAAATAAGTTACCGACTGCATGTAATGGGTCTTTGAATACGTTGGCTAAGAAATTAACAAATGCTGCGATGATATTCCAGCCCAATGCAAATACATTAAAAATAACGGAACCGAAAGCCCAAAAAGCGCCAACTACGATTCCTAGCACGCTAATATTCGCTTCACAGAAATAGTTAATAGCTTCTACCGCTAAGTAGATTATGACTATAACTGCAACAATTAAACCGATTACCCATGTTAACGGGCACGCATACAATGCGGCGTTCAATCCTTCTTGAGCTACAATCATTGCTAACAGAGCAGCAGTTTCCGCCCAATCCGCTACAGCCTTAATTGCCATAGCACCGGCAGCGAGGATTGTTCTTCCGGCTGCTATACCGGCTCGGATTGCGTAGAACGCCATAACGCCGCCCAATATTATCATCGCTGTATACATGATAGACGAGTGTTGTCTAACGAAGTTTGATAACGTGTTAAACGACCATACAACAGTATTAATCGTTTCACCGATTACACCTACAAGCCAATAGAATACTGGCGCTACAGTTTGAATAGCCCCAGTTACGTTGTCCACTAACTCACGGACGCCCTCACTATTAGCAAGGTCGGATATTCGCTGGAACACAGGTTCGAACGCCCGAATAGCTTTATTCTTAATCGACTGCATATGATCGCCCCAAGTTTTAGGAAGCGATTCAAACTGCTTTTCAATCTCAGGCAAGTTATTCATAATAGCATTTTTAATTACTTCAGCAGTAATCTTACCTTCCGAGGCTAGCTTCTTAAGTTCTCCGCGGGACACGCCCATAGATTTAGCAATGATGTTTTCAATCATAGGCGCGTTTTCAGCAATAGACCTGAATTCGTCACCTTGTAATTGTCCACTGGCTAGGCCTTGAGTTAACTGAAGCATGGCGTTCTTTTGTGCTTCTTTCGATGCACCGCCGATAGCGAATACCTTTTGAATACCTTCCATAAATTCTACGGCTTTTCTTGGGTCCGGGAATGCATCATGCGCAGATTGAGATACCTGGATTACAGCGTCCGCCATTTCCAAATAACCACCTCTTGCACGTTGTGCGGATTCAAATATCTGCTTATTTAGGTAAATAGCGTTTTCCTGGCTCCCAGCCACCAATTTAAGGCGAGCCTGCACCTGGGCCCATTCCGTAGCAGTATCTTGGATTGATTCGATTGCACCTTTTATGGCTCCTATGCCATTCATTACAGTATTGGCCAACAGGTTACCAGCAAAACTATTCATGATACCACCCATGCTAGCTTTTAGTGTTTCACTAGCACTCGATACGCCGTTCATTTTATTATGGAGCGTATTCATAGATTGATAGGCTTTAGTTGTTGCGTTTGCGGCTGCGTTCATAGCATTAGGAATATTAGTTGAGAGGCTTATATAGTTAGAAAGTGTAGCCATTCGTTACCCCCTTTTTGCCTTATTCATTTCATCTTGCTCATCCTTAGCATGTTGCTGAATAAAGGCAATTACTACAGCCTTTTCATTCATGTCCATATCCGCAAAAACAGAAGGTCGCATATGGTATTTAACAAATGCCAAATATGCGAACATCGTTTCTGTTTCATTGGATTCTAGGAGTTTTTTACTTCTTTTACCTTGTCTTCCATGCCGACATCATAGCCTTGGGCTTCTGTTACTGCTGCCAAAAGGTCAGCGTATTCACCTGGTGTGAGCATTGCTTTTACTAACTCAACCGGTTCGGTAACGCCCCAGCTATCTTGAAGTTCCGCATCATAAAGATTAGGATACGTGATTGCCTTAGATAGCACATCTTCATTGTATGCAGTTGCGTCGAAACGTTCTTCAGATTGACGAGTGATGCGGTCAGTAATACGCTTAGTGTATTTCTTACGCATTCTTTCTGTTTCTTCAGTAGCTAGCGTTTTAATCTTCCATGCCACTGGCTCACCATTCACTTTGATACGCTTAGATGCTACGTATTCAGTTTCATTGACTACATCAACGTTTTGTTTAAGGAATGCACTTAAATTTTCAGCCATTGTAAAAACCTCCTATAAAATAAGGGAGCAAGCACTAGGCTTGCATCCCATCTAATTCATTAAAGTGTTGAACATATTTAACACCTTCATAAGTGAAATTATGTTCTTGCTCAATATATTTACCATCAGCATCGAATTCTGCTGCCGTTAATTCATCAAGGTTTACGCCTTTTAAAATAACGGAACGTCGACCAGCTTTAGAAGTTGGATCATGGTTAACTACTTGCATGTCAAAATAAGTATCAACACCAGTCTTTAAGTATTTTTCAACCATCTTATCAAATAATGCTGTGTTGTGGTAAATCGTTAAGCTGCCACTATATTCAACAGAAGTGGACTTGTTTCCGGCACCAATGCGGCCCAAAATAGCTACTTTTTCTTTATTCTTTTTGATTTTTGCGCTTAACTTCTTAGCCTGGAACAGCAAGTATCTATTACCGTCAGACACGATATAGCAAGATGCCAATTTGGAAGAAATGACATCAGCTGCTTCCATCGTTTTCAAAGCATCTAAAATTTCATCTGCCATATGTTACCTCCTACGCCACTACAACAGTCATATATAATTTTTCCATTGCAACAGTTGGTTGCAATTGGACGTCAACAAGAACATCTTCTTTATGTTCGCCTTGACTAGGAATAGGAATATCCTTATCTGTAAAGTTTTGAATTGCACGCACACGAGCATATTCTTCAGCCAACGCTACCAAGTCATTCCAAAGGGCCTCACGGTCAACTTGATCATTCTGAGATTTACCAAGATAAGTTCTATTGAATAAACGCGCAGAATCAACCGCCCAATTATCAAGAACCCTAATAACCTGGTTCATAGCAAAGTCACGTGTTTTTTCTTTGCTAAATTCAGTAAATGTATTGATGTCTTTCAACACCCGAACATCGCCTTGGATATTTCCACTTACCGAATCAGATACGGTGTGGAACACAAACATACCATTTGTAATTGCTTGTTGTAATTCATATTGTTTGTACTTAGCGTTAACAGTATATTCGCCATTATAGATAGTATTAGTTACAGATTTATTAATAGGGCAAGACGCTTCTTGACCTAATGTCCAATACACTAAAGAGCCTTTTTCTGCGCCAGTGTCAGTAACATCGTTCAATACAGAAATAACACCTTCATCGTTAACCTTTTGTTTGCCGTGAATAACCAATTGGAACTTAGCTCCAGTTTCTGTTCGTGCACGTTTAGTAAAGTTAATTAACAAGGACTTGATTGTGTCATCCGCACCAGCATACCCAATTGTATTGAAGTAGTACGGCTCTAACATTCCTAATCCATCTTGGTAGTTTTGAGCTGTAATTGCTGCGCCATTCGAACCACCGGTCAATGGAGTGTATGCAGTAGCAGTTAATTGAGCAGAACTTTTGAAGTCTACATAATCATTAGACGCAATGTCTGACATTACCCCGATATTACGTTGTTCAGCCACTACTTTACGAACACCATCACTTGTAAGGTATGTCGTTACCACGTACTTGCCGCTATTGTCAGGGTCTGCCTGAATAGATACCCCTAAGTCGTTACCACGAACACCGCCATATTTAGCAGTAGCGACCGCATTGCCCGCTTTTACAGCATCACCATTCAAGCGATAAAAATAACCTGTTTTGAGCCCAATGAACAGGTCACGTAGACCTTTTAATTTTTCATGAGCATAATCATAACCAAAGATTTTTTGACAAGATTTTTGGAAGTCGTCGCTATCAACGCGAAATACTTCACCTGTTGGGCCCCAATCTAAGCTCAACATCATCGCACCAAAACCACGATCAGATACATCTGTACTAGCGCGCAATTTAGATACGAAATTAATATATGTACCTGGCATTACTTTGTTATAAAACAAAAATGTACCGCCGCCTAAAGCCATATTTTAGCCTCCTATTCATTAATATCAACAATAACAATGCGCGATAGTTCTCGCGCCAACAGTTGTTCGATTTCTTTGTGAGTATACATCACAGAAGTATCGAGTACAGCGTTTAGCAAGTCCGCATAGCGGCCATACGTTTCAGACTGTACGATTTGTTCAACACTAAAGCGTGGCTCATCCTGAACCGGCACTTGTGTTTCTTGTGTTTCTTTAGCCATCTTTTAACCTTTCTGTTAATTCCATTCGTTTCATATGATCAATTGGTTTGGATGCGGCGCGGAGTATATTTTCGTACGTTACGAAGAAATGTAACACCCCATCAGAAATCTTATACTTCATTCCAGCCCCCATAATGGTACGTTCCCCAACTTGTACAAATTCAAGTAATTGATATAACACTCTAGGAATATCAATAAGTTTTCTCGTATCTGTAACAACATCAAGATTATTGGCGTAATACATGATATCTAAATCCAAAGAGATATTATGTAATTCGCCAACATGTCTATTCATACTAGGTTCAATCACCTTAATATAGGCACATGGGAATGTTATATTGTTCTCTTTGAACTCAAGGTATATTGGCACATTTAATGCCTTATGTACTGCCTTAGACACGGCTGTTAATACATCAGAATCCACCATGTTCTTCAACCCATTTCTTTAATGTAATATCCATAATACGTTTAGCATTCTTGTTGACTACCTTTTCTGCCTTTTCATGCATGTACGCACCGTCCACCCAAGAATTTTTCAATCTGCCGCCCTGCATTACGCCTCCTTTAGATTGCCCAAGCCACGGCAAGAATCTGCCAACCTCTTGCCGATGTCCATCATTAAGAAAAGATGCATATGAAGAGGTATTAAAAACCTTAATTCTGCCTGTTCTATTACTCAATCGATATTGACCAACGCTCCAGGACTGCCGTGTATGTTCAGTATCAAAGTATTTTGTTTGGACTTTACCCTTCTGCATAAATTTAACAGAACGTTTTCCAACTGGAGTATTTAGCTTAGCTTCTCGTACATACACACTAGACAATTCCTTCAAAACTTGTTTGTTGAATTTTTGAAGATTCCCTGATTGACTTAATTTGACTAAACTACTATTAAATGCAGCAAATTCTTTTAGATCAAATTCAACACCCATATCAATGCACCTCTAAATTTTCGAGCTGCACCTCTTGGTGGGTATCATATTGTGCCGGAATCGAAGCACTGCGAAAAAACTGCTTTGTATTTCGTCCTACGAGCTCGATTCTAGCTCCTTTTGGTATGACTATATCCGGAGCGGTGAAAAGTACCGTAATGGTGCTAAATTTCGAAATTTCAGCGATTTGACCTGTAGAGAGAGTTTTATAGCTGATTCTACAAGGAAATGGACCCTCACGCCTGGATGTTTTATTCATAATTCCAGTGTCAGGGTCCATCGCATCGATTTCAGAAATAACATAACAAGTACAATCGTATAATCGCTCTAACTGCTTTCTAGCAGCGTCTACCATCTTAGTCGTCGGAAGCACGCTAGGTCACCCCTTCCATATCCACTCAAAGCGGTGGCCAATTCTTGGAGGCGGGACGACTTGTCTGTTCCTTTAAATTGAACTTCAGTATCACCCATTTTAATAGAACTCGCCATTTCTCCGTCAGCTTCAATCAATTTATTTTTGTTTGTGGTGATATAGCTGCCAATTACACGATATACGAGAACGTACTGTAATTCGCTAGGTAGTTCTTTCTGATTGATATCATTGAGGATATGTTGTGTTTCCGCATCAATCATATACTCAATGATATTTACATCAGAAATTGCATCATACCCAAGCCACGATTCAAGGAGTTGTAAAATCATCTCTTTCGTGGTCATTGTGATCACCTACTATTTTTTAAACGTAGCTTTTACGACTTTAGATTGATTAGTCAATGCCGCAACATAGTGTTCATTGGCCACAATTTTATCTAAGCCTTTTTCAGGAACACGGTCTGCTTCAACCATGACATCACGTTTAATGTAGATTGTTACAGCAGGCAATACAGGAGTTCCATCTTCTACTTCAGCAGTTACACCAACAATGAAGTTATCGATATTAGCTTTAGAGTCATCAATGCGACGAGATGTTACAACACGACAGCCGGCAATCATCCCAACTTCACCAGTCATCATTACGTCATTGCCATATTTTGTTTTGTCGATAAAATCAGGGTCTTTACGAAGAGCAGTGATTTGAGAAGGTGCAACGAACAAATATTTTTCAACATAGTCTTCTTCGTTTAATTTGTCTACTGCGTTAACTACACCAGCATAGGAAATAGCTTTTGTGTCAGTAATTGTAAGAGTCGCACCACCAAGAGCCGTTACAACATCTTGATCAATTTTGGATGCAATAGATAAACGTAATTGGCGAGTTGCTTCACCTACAGGATCACCATATCCAGAAAGTTTAGCTTCATCGGTGATGTCAGCACGTTTCATTGCTTTTTTGATTGTTGCTTTAATGACGGAAGCAGACATTTGAGTCGCTTTAATTTCTTCACCTTCCGCGATATCTTCAGCATCACCAATATATCCCCATGCCGGAATTGTAATTTCGTTACCTGGCGCACCAGTTAAAGTATCATCAATTTTAGCGATTGGTGTAAATTTAATTGCTTTTGGCAAACCAGCAGATACCATGTCGGCCATAACTTGCGGATTAATTACATTAGCCGTTTTAGTTGGGCCATCAGCGAATGTTTGCAAATTAAAAGAGAATTGTTTATTCATTTGTGATTCCTCCTGTCAATGAATTATAAAGTTCGATATTTTTAGAATATACCTCCGCTCGTTGAGAATATGTCATTTTTGCGAAGTCTTCTTTGGTTACTGTACCGTCTGCAGATTTCCCACCAGGATTACCTGGTGCTACGCCTTTAGGTGTAGATGCTTCACCAAATAAATAAGGATTAGCTTTAGCAACTTCAGCAAGTTGTTCATCTAATCCTTTAATTTTGCCGTCCTTTACTTTTGCATCTTTTAAATCCAATAAAGCCCGGACTGCAACGTTGTTTTTAGCTTTTGCGTTGGACAATGCTACGTTCACAATATTGTCAATTTCAAGTTGTGCGATTTTACCCTCGTATTCAGCTTTGCGGGTTTCTGCATCAGTTTTCATTGATTCAATTTGTTTCGCAAGCTCCGCATTATCTGCATTAGATTTTTTGAGGTTATCAATTTCGCCATTAAGAGTCGTTAGCTCGCCTTTAACGGATTTAAGTTCCTCATTCTTAGAATTAAATTGATCCTTAGAAACATAGTTTTTGCCATAGTCCTCAACGACTTTAGCTGCCTGTTCCTCGTTTAATCCTAATGCTAATAATTCTTCCTTAGTCATAGTGACCTCCTTAAATAAAATACCCATTTCGCTTTATTTTCGTGAGCTACACCTCACGTCTACGGTCTTGTTAGTTATCGCCCAACAATACTAAAATGGCAATAAAAAAGCAGCGGTTAAGCTGCTAATTAGTTAATGTATTGTTTTTCCCACTCATCATAAGTAATAGCGCCATCATAATCAATGCTTTTTTCTGCTTGGTTTCGACCTGTGCGCGTCTCACCTTCTAGCTCAGGAATATAAGGAATAGTTGTTGATCTACAATAACAATGAAACGGTGGGACCGTAACACCTGGTTTAGCATCGACTAATCTCACTCGTTTTCTGTCCATCCGTCTGCAGATCGGTGATGTACGACTATCTAAGGTAGCTAATATTTCTAACTCCTCAACTTCAAGTTCTTTCATGCTGTCAAGGAAGCCTTGTTCATGTACCCTTGCCGTCTCAGTTTCAACTAAGCGTTTAGCATTACTGTACGATGTTTTCATTCGCTTATGCAGATTATCTGCCATTGTATCCGCCCCTTGTCCAATAATAAGGGCCTGAGTAAAGTCATTCTGTAAGTTTGCAACCAGCTTTGATGTATCGCTCCATATTCTACTACTAAAATCTTGCCCATCACTAGCCCATTGGCTATGAACGACGCTTTCAACGCGTTTACTATCAATCGTATTAACTGGTGTGTATTCTCCGCGTTGCGTCTGCACTGTATATGCGGACTTATACGTTGAAGATTGATACACATCTTTCAATAGGTCATTAATCGAAATACTCTGCTTTTGAGCCACTATTTCGAGCTCGTGAACCACGTTGATATACAGCATCTGTTCACGGCTTAACCGCTCACGAATGGATGCGTTTGATAACATTTGTTGATGTTCTTCAGATACACCGAGTTTCTTAGCTTCGGCTTTGAACTCCGCCAAATCCATTTTAAAGGCTTTCATCTCATAGGCGTTCAGTAGTTTCCTGGCTTCGGCTAGTTGAAGTCCGTTTTCTGTGGCGAACCTACGATACCAATCGTTGATAGCCTTTTCTATCCGCCGTAACGCCCTGGCGTAGTTAGCTTTGATTTCCGCATCAGTGAGATTCGCTTTTTGAAACGATTCATCTAGTAACCGCTCATACCGTTTCCCCCAGTAATCATTCGCCATGAGCCTCACCGCCATTTGGTACAACAAAATCAGCTGTTATCTCAGATTGTTCTTTTTTCAATCTTTCTAACTCTTCAGCAGCATCTTTTGTCCAAGGATGATTTGCAATGATAGTTTCATTGGATATAATGCCAACAGAATCTTTACAGTTTTTGATTGTATCGCCCTCATTGATAGGCAAGTCACGATTAAATATGAAGTCCACTTCTTCTATGATATCTTGATTAGTTAAACCACGATACGTGTTAACGAACCACATCAAATCGTGCAAGCTAGATTTAAACTCTAGCTCCATTTCATTGGCATCTAAATCAATATCAGAGTACATAGACATGATATTCATTTGGTTAGGATTATTCGACATGCGATCATCTTTAGCATCAAATCCTCTCCCATTTTCAATAATAGCCTTTCGCAAAAGATTTATCAGCAACTGATAGTTGTCACTATTCACTTCGATTTTAAGTGCTTTTACATCGCCATTAACGCCATCAACCGTGCGCACTTTAATCGCCCCATATGTGGCTAGATTTTGTCTGAATTCAGCAAGATTCTGCCCGTCATAGTTCTGCAAAATCAAGATTGTGCTGCGAATATCCTCTTCCATATTGTCCTGGAAGTTAGAAAGCAATCTATTTAATGCATCTTGAAGTGATTTCACTTTAATGATAAGCGGCTGTTCGAATTCATTAGCACGGAACATGATTAAAGGAATGCGTTCCCAATTATACGGCTTATCATCAATAGAAAAGTTAGCTGTGTTTGTTTTATCTGCGTCAGGAAGTAAACGTTCCATATCCCATACATAATACTGAATCCCATTAGGTGTATAGTATTCTACTTTGTGAATAGTTTTAGTTTCTAGACCTGTGTAATACTCAATGTCGTACAAGTATAAGAACGCATCTAGTTGTGTGTGTTCTTCATCAGCCCAAAATGGTAACACCTGATGCGGTTTCATCATTTTGAATTTAAGAGAGCCGTCAACACCAATATAAGGGTGGATATATGCCTTGCCTGCCATAGTAGCGAATTTCCCAACAGACTTTAATAGTCGTTGAAATTGAATCCCAAACAGCTTATCTAATTCGTCATCATCTGCATTAATATCTAATGGCTTAGATAATAAGTAGTTGACCTTTTGGTCAACTAGATCATCGAATCGATTATCTACAATCTGATTATTAGGCACACCTTGTAATGCAAGTTGCTTGCCACCCTCACCAACAACATATCGTTGCTTAGTTAAAATGTCATGCTTCCCATTATAATAATCAATAGCAGTAACCATTGTTTTGCGTTGTTCACTAGCTAAGAAGTTGCGAAGTTGCACTCGCAAGAATTCTCGCTCTGACATCGTAGCTGAACCTTTTATAATACGGTCCCATAGCTGAGATAGTATCAATCAAACGACCACCTTTCTACATTAATATCTTCCAAACCATACCGCATAGCATCCATAGCATGGTTATTTTCGTCCTCAGGTTTCCCTGTGTATTTCTCAAATCTATCTTTTGCCCATTGGTATGTGGATAACTCACGCAGCACGTTAACGCATCTTGGATGGACAATTAATTCGTAATCTTGTATTCTCTGAATACCGTTTAATATGCTATCCTTGCCCTTGCGTGCCCTGGTAATTCCTTTTAGCCCTGCTTGGTACAGTTCCTCAATGGATTTAGGCTCCGCACTATCGGCTCGAATCTTCTCTTTAGCGTAGCCCATATCAATAATACGAGATGCTAATTGTTGATTCGTAAGCCCTGTTTCGTACAGCTCATCAAATATATATATTTTCTTATTCATCATATCGACTAGCATGCATACTAGCGCTGTAGGGTCTACGGTATAACCAAAGTCGAGTCCAAATGCTGACTTTATGCCGTCTAGACTTCTAATGTCATTAACATTAAACGCTAATTCACGCCAATTTTCATATACAAGACCTTCAACCACACCCCAATTCCCAAGTCCTGCAACCTGGTAACGTTTGGGATTCTTTTTCATTTCTTCAAAAAGTGCTAAGTCTGACTCACTAAGAAACTCATTACACATGTAATTAGTAGTCAAAGCCAGCACATTTGGACTAGACTCATCAAAGAAACGTCTCTTTAGCCAGTGTCGATCAGACCACGGGTTAAAAGTCAGAACCACTTGATGATACATTCCTTCAGGCAACTGCCCACGAATGGACTCATCCAGTTTGTTGAAAGCATCCTCGCTCATAATCTCGTAGGCTTCTTCAATCCAAAGTCTACATAGTGCGCCAACTTCAACGGTAATGGATGTAACCTTTAAAGGATCATCGAGCCCACGAAATAGGATTTTCTGACCGGTCGGAATGTACGTTATTTCAAGTGGCGATACAGAACATTTAAAGTACTTCTCTACCTTTAATTGCCTCATCGCCCATTTAAGCTGTGCAAAGCAGCTATCCCGTAGAGTTCGCTCTGTCTTACGTACTACCAACCAATTAATCGAAGGATTTTCCATTATCTCCACAATTACTTTTAACGATTGCGTAGATGACTTCTTACTAGCGCGACTACCTTTAACTACTTTATAACGGCCTTTGAATCGCCAAAACGCTCCATATCCTTTGCCGATGATATCAGGCAGATAGACCTTTTCACATTTAATCGGCAATCTCATCACCACCTACGATGATTACAGGTTGTACATCGATGGTAGTATCACCAGATAGAATCCGATGTCGTTTTGCCATGAGTTCAAGAGCCTTTAACCTGGACCTTTCATCCGGAGGCTTATCCATGATACGAGCTGTTGACCATCCATCCCCCTGACCTTCAATCACAACTGTCTTTTCTGTTGATAGACCAAGCGCAATTCTTGTAAGCTCATATTCGACCTGTTTCGCTGTCATGATATTTTCGTCCAAATAAGCATCTCTAAGCTCGGCAACCCTTAATTTAATGTCATCATTAGTCATCAGGCGGCTACCTTGCATCTTGGCCGTTTTTTTAGAATAGCCAGTGCGAATAGCGGCCTGTGTCGCATTCATATCCTTGATATATTCATGACAAAATTTCTCATGACGCTTATTTTTTAATGCAGCCACTATCTCACCTCCTAGCTACTTTAATACGCCTTTATTCTGTTTAAATTTTCCGCGCTCTTTATGAATCTTTGCTGTTTTAGTTTTAATCAAAGAATGTGATGGTGCATACGATTTACACATATGATCTATATGAATTCCATTAGCCTTGCACCAACCTTTAACATTATTCAGGCATCGTCTCTTTTCACAATACACATCAGTCAATCGTATTCACCTCGCCTCCTTAAATTTGCATACGAAAAGACCACCTAACCGTATAGATTAAGTGGTCTTTTCGTTTTAGTGTTCTAGGTTTCACTGTGTCGTTGAGAGATAGAGTATTTGTTGTCCCATTAACTCACACTATCATTATAAATTGTCAAGAATGACATGTCCATGACAGTTTTATGACAATTTTGTATTGAGCCCTATCACTCCCCAGAGAAGTACAGATAGTTCTTCTATTCCCCTTGCAACGTACCTATGAATAGTACGCACATCGGGTTTTTCAGGGAATGATTCAGCAATTTCTTCTAATGTTTCGCCATCGATATAATAACGTCGCACACATTCACAGTATTTAAACTGTTTCTCGCTGCACTTTTCCGCATAGATATCTAGCATGTTATTAACGTGTCTCATCATAAGCGCCGTTTTCTCTTTGCTCTTAACAATGGCATTTACCCTTACAATGCTATTATCGTCGAACATATCTGCCAATAACTCATTTAGCCATATGTCCTCTGCTTGTGTCGAATCAGAGATGGCGTTATCGACGTATGATTGTAACTGGCTATAATGTTTTAGCAACTTGATCGTGTTGTGTCGAAGTTTACGACCTAGTTGAGCATTTTCTTGCTTGGCTAATTCATAGTAAGTTTTGGTTGCCACCTCTGTGGCCAACTTAGTGATTTTCTCAATGTCATACTCATTCAAATATGTTTCCCCCTTTATCATTTATTTTGTTTTTTAGTCCGAATTTGTTTGTACCAGCTTCATAAGAAATAATTAATATAATCAGTATTTACACTACAATAAGTCTACCTTTGCTATCAACAGGATACGATTTTGTTTCTAAAACTACATAACCTGTATTTTCATAGCCGTGTTTCTTTTCCCATTCACGAAATACCTTTGTTAAAGTTACGCTTAGCTCATCAAGATGTTCAGCCTTAACATTTGCTAAATACTCGCAAGCCCACTCAGCTATTTCGTCATCAATATCAAAGTTGATAATATCATCAATCACTCGTTCTGCATCAACTTCTGGAGTGTAATAATTAGGGTGTCCTATTCGCACAACTCGTTCAGTCTCATCTACGAGCAATATCTCTTCTAGATCAGGATTCCAAATCATAAGATCATCAATCGCATCCTGTATTGTGTCTTGAGGCTCGCCTGCGTTTCCATCGTCATCGACCCAGCACCATTTATTTTTATCTTCGATTAGCATCAATTTCACATCCAATCAATAATTCTACACGTTCTTTGAAATTGAGTCTTGGTTCATCTAGATTATGCACAACGCCTTCAATTTCAGTACCGCCAAACATTTCGTCATATATTACAACTTCAATGTCTTTGTTTTCTACTCTACTCAAAGCTTCTTCTAATTCTTTGACAGTCATTTTATACCTCTACTAATTTTATAATCACAAGAATATCCCCATATTCTTAGTCATGTGTAAGATTACATAGTCTTCATCATCCTGAATAATCTCATCAGCCATAGTTCCGATGAATTTCCTATTATCGTTTTCTAGTACGCCAGCAGCTTGTAGTCCATCAAGAATGAACTTCTTAGCAAAAGCTACATTATCCGGATCATGCCTGGTTGAAGAGTGCCATTCAAACAATAGGTCTACTTTTCCATTAACTGGCTGTATTGACTGTGAAAGGCATTGTTCTTTTACTTGCTCGGTACATTTCTTTTTCATCGCGGCTGCTGCTATAGTAGAACCACGTTCACAATCAATGTACTCATTCAGTGTTGGAAACCGGTCATGGGTTTTCTTACGAAATCTAAACTGACATTTCAATATAATTTTCATCGATGTGACGCTCCATTAAATATAGCCACCGCATATTCTCCACGCAGGCGGTCATATACTCTTTGGCTATAATTCTTTTCGGTCCAAGAATCGCTGTAATTCGTCGTAAGAATGATAGGTTTCATCCGGTTGTAGCGATCAATAATGATGCTTTCAACTTTGGATGGCACCCAATCAGACTTTGAATACTCCGCCCCAAAATCATCAAGTAATAGCAATGGGATATTTCTAAGTTTTTGCTCGAATCTTAGATACGCCACATTATCGCCTTTAGATAAAGTAAGCATGGTATCTAACAAATTAGGCATAGAGATCATTAGGCACCCTTTATCTAATGCCATAGCTTGTTTTAAGATACTTACCGCGATTGATGTCTTACCGGTACCAGCTGGGCCCCTTAATATGAGGCCCTTGCCAGAATCAAGATTAGTTTTCAGATTATCAGAGTACTTTTTAACTACATCGTAAGCTTCAGTGTTCTCTTTTGGAAAGCTACCGTGTTTACGTAACCAGTCAAAATCCATATCATAATACCTCTTAGGAATTCCAACTGCAGCATAGGTGGTATTAACGTTTGTTTGGATGACTACTGGTTCGTCATATATCGGATAGAAGAACTCATTTTTTCCCGTGGACTCTTTCATATTCCGCCTGCCAGTCGACTTGTTCGTCCTTTCTCGAATTTTTTCGAGACACGCTTCTAGCATTGCTGTTACATTTGCTTGCTCCATTATCCTTTGCTGCCTCCTCCCTAATCTTATTATTTAAAACGGCTGTGATATACGCGATACTAGCTTTACCTACTTCACTAGACTTACTTATAGCGTTAATAACTTCATTTTCACCAAAGTCATTAACAAGACATTCTAGTTTTTCTTTTGTCACAGAAGAAATTTCACCTACATCATTCATATAAATCTTGAACACGTTTTTATATGGATCATATTTTTTTGATTCATCATTAAACATGGATAAGATTTCCTTATCTGATTTTTCATTTTCGTACGTCTCATTATATGAATATGAATATATATTTCCTTTCCTTTCCTTTCCTTTAGCTTGATTTGCTTCATTTGCTTCATTTGCTTGAAGCATTTGCTTCGTTTTGCTTCGTTGTTCTGCGCTCTTGAGCCCACCCAAACGCCCAGCCTCGCTGCGTTTGCGGGATATTTCAACCTGCTTATTTTTTCGAAGCAAATTCCGTCGAACGAGAGATGGGGACCAGAAATACTCTCCATCAGTCTCTAGCAATTCGCACTCATTTATAAGCAAATTTATAAATGCTTCAGCTTGCTTAGTTTTGCTTGCATTTGCTTCGTTTTGCTTCATTCCAAACGCTATACCTAACCCTGTGAACGTGATTTTATCCATTGGCAATTTATAATCTTCTTGAACGGCTAGTTGCTCAATAAGTATCCACCACCATGCGTATGCAATTACCCCGCATAGTTCTTTCATCACGATGATTTTAGGATCATTGCTGGCATTGACGTCGTGACTGAAGTAGTATACGTCCCTACCCATTCATCATTCCTTATCTACAAATAAATTATCCTGGGCTCGACGCCCCATAATAAACCTTACGCATTCATCGATTAAGTCTTGAACAGAGATAGCAAATGTAGAGTCTGCATATTCAACATTTAACCAGTCTGTTTTGAACTTAAATTCATTAGGAGTGTTCATATCAGACACGATACCTTCAACACCAACCTGGTTAATAAGACCTTCAATGTCACCATATTTAAATTTAAATGTATTTACCAAAAATGGAACTTTAAATTCTTCCAAGAATTCAAAGTTCTTCTTCACAATAGACTGCAGTTTACTAAATGCTTGCAGAAATTCAGGACGTGGATCATCTTTAGATTTTAGAGTGAATACATCCGTAAGGCCTGTGGCAGATGGTTTCTGGTAGGCAATACTGATGTCGTTATCTTTAATTTGAATTGATTTAATAATCATAAGGGACTCCTTTCTTGTTCTACGATTACTAATTTACCAGTAGCAGCTTGAACCGCTTGTTTAAATGTTTCTGCATCTGAGTTGCTATCAGATAAATGTAGTAGTCGTATATCTTGACACTTGGTTAAGTCCATAGATTTGAGAAATTTAATTACATTTTCGAGCGAAAAATGAGATTGGATTAACCGTTCCATTCGTTTTTCATCTAAATAACCAGCTTCTACTTGTTGATTTAGGATTTCATAGGAGTGGTTACATTCAACCATGATGTGATCAATATTCTTAAACGTATACCGGCAGTAATAGGTATCCGTGATATAGAGTAGTTTTTCCTCTCCGTCAGAAATCAAAAACCCAACATTAGGAACATCATGTTCTAGTTCAAAAGGTAAAATACTAAAATTACCTATTGTAAATTGAACCTTAGGCGTAATATTGATGACTTTGTGATTCCCTGTTACATATAATGCATCTGCAGTATCTTTTAGCATATACACACGATGGCCTAGCTTTAATAGATCATTTACAGCCTTGCTATGGTCTCCATGTTGATGTGTAAGCAACGTGCCGCATAAATGTAGGAAATTAAAGCGACAATAACGTTGGATTTCTTTAAAAGCTAATCCTGCATCCAGTAGCAATTCGTCACCATTGGTTGAGGTTTTGATTCGGTAGCAGTTCCCTTTCGAGCTACTACCGAATGCTTGAATACTAATCACAATTAATCACCGAACATATTGACTACTTCGCCAGTTTCAGGATTAACGAACTCACTGGCAGGACCAGCGTCGATGTCAATGGCTTCAGAATTTGCATTATTAGCGATGGTTTCTGCCACATCTGATTGAACATCGATAGTTTCACCTTCGAAATCAGGGGTGAGTTCGCCATTATTATCACGAATGACGGCGCCATCTGCAGAGATTGCATTAGCCATGTTCTGCATTTCGACTGATAGAATTCCATATTTACTTAACAAACGTTTGAGTACTGTTTTGATGGCCATTGCATCAAAGTCAGTTTTCCAAAGACCAAAACCCCTTTTGTATGTTTGGGAATACTTTATAGCGTGTGCTTCAGCATCTTCTTTGGACATATATAAATACTTTTCAAAGCCATTAATGAGTTTGAAATAAGCGATGTAGCCAACTACATTATCACCAGTTCGCTCACCCAATTCGAATTCGCCTGTAAGTTTATTATGGTGTTTAATTTCGCCTTCGTATATTTCACTAGCATTAATGGTCTTATATTGACCTGTGCGCATGGCCAACTGAATATATCCTTTGTAACCCATTTGAAATTGAGCTTCATTAATTTTCTTCTTGCTATTGTAAAAAGGAACAATATAAGCAAACCCAAGGTTTTGGTTAATTGGAAGATCTAAAGTTGCTGCCATCACACCTGCAGTAATAACTGTAGTAGGGTCAGCTTTAGATAAAAGTTCATTATTGTTAGATACAGAAATCAAACTAGATACAAAGGCTGCTGATTTTTTACCCAAGATTTCATTAAAACGTTTCTTTACCGACTCACTAGACACCATAGTTTTAAGCGATGGTGTTTGAGTTTGTGCTTTTGTTACTTCACCCATTATGTACCTCCTATGCCGTTTTATCGGCATCTACTAATTCAATTAACGGAAAAACTCCATTTTGCTTTAACAAATCGTATATAAATAGCCGGCCTTTTTGAGTCCAATATGTATGCATATGTGCTTTTTCTACATCATCAATAAATGTTTTGCTTGATGTATACCCTTTATCTGCATATTTAGCATATAGAAACCAAACACCGCTTTGTTTAAATTGCACTTTTTTATCGGCTAGAAATTTATTAAGCCAAGTTCCGCTTTTCCCATAGTCTTTAGCAATTTGAGTAATGCTTAGCAACTCTTTATTTTGCAAAATAACATCGTAATAATTGGCTTTCGGCTGCAACTCTGCTAATTGTTGATCTTTCATAGAGATAGACAACTTATAGTTCTCTATCGTTCTATTAGCGACTTGCAAGGCTCTTGCCATTACTTTTTCGGGAGAATTCCAATTCCTCTCAACTTGAATAAAATATTCTCGAGCTTGTCGGCCTTTTTCATTTCGAGATAGCATGCATAATTGCTTCGCCATATCAATTGTAAGTTCATGGTCAGTGATAATGCGTTTAACCTCTCGATTGCCTTCAATTTGAACTCGCTCTTTTTTGAGCGGGTTGAAATCTATACCAACTTCAAAACCATATTCACACATTCGAGGGAACCAATCTTTATATTCTGTTCCAATTTCTAAAAACATATGTAAATCTCTACCACTTACATATTGAGCATTTTCTACAACATTGATAGGTACTAATTGCATTCTTCATACTCACTTTCTTTTAAATGGTCATAATATACTGATTTGTTAACTAATTTAATTGCTTTTTTTAGCGAAGATAACGATTCTCCTACAGTTAGCTCGTGCTCAGACAAAATAGTATAAATGTATGCTGCCATTTCATCTGTACTCATAATTACTTTATGATTATTTGCCATACTTACACCTCCTTAACCACAAGTTGTGGCTCTGATTCGTCAACGATCAATTTAATTGTTTGACTATTAACAGGAACGAATTCGGTTACGGCTTCCGCATTGTCAATAAACACCGGCGCATTAACTTTGAAATAGCTAGTCAATGCGTTAATGATATCTAAACCTACATTAATGCGTGCTGCATTATTCATGCTGCGGTATGGCACCCCTTTATATGTAGTTTCGCAACATCCTTCAACGTTACCATTCAGCATGATGTTAAACATCTTGAAGCGCGCTAGCTTAAACCTTGCGTTAATGCTTTCTTCGAGCATATTAACCTTAGCCTTAACGAACTCATCCATAAGATATGATGCTTCATCGAGTTTCATTTTTTCTTCAGATAATTCAGCCTGCTTTGCCTCGAGTTCTGACACACGGAGTTCAATACGCTTGATTTCAGCAAACTTATTAAGTTCTTGTTCTAACTTCATACGTTCAGTTTTGTTGTCTGATATTTTAATCTCGAGTTCGGCAATTTCTTCCGAGTGATCAGAATTATCATCATCAATTGCCATTTGTAACATAAGTTCCTCTGCTTTTAAATCAGCATATTCAGAGTCATCATTAAGAACCGGTGCAGTTAACATCCCAATCTCTTCGGCTATAGTTTCCTTTAAGAGTTCTTTTGCTTTAATAAGAGCTGCTATTGTTTCCACAGGTTCTAAACTAGAATCTCGTTTTTTGATACCTTCAATATCCTGTTCCTTTAGGTTGATAGAGTGCTCAATCTCTTCTAATCGCTTAGACTTCTTGAGATTATAATTTGCTTCTGCTTTAGCATAAGCATCTTGAATTTGCTCTGCAGGAAGTTTTTGCCCACATGTTGGGCAAAGATCATTAACATCTGCAACAAATGTTTCTGCATTAATCTGACTTCGTTGAATAGTTAATTCTCCAATCAATCCTTCAATGAGATTGATGGTCGCTGCTGAGTCATCAATACGTCGCTTTGTATCCTCAAGTCTAGCTATCAGGCTATTAATTTCAGCCACAACAGCATCATATTCATTTGACTTCATGGAGTATTGTTTTTTATATTCCATTTGCAGTTCTGTTTCACGAGCCATAATCTTACGTTGTACATTTTTTAATTCAGCACGTTTATCAACAATAGAATGTCCATTCTGCAATAACGCCTTATCGTTTTCTAACTTTTCAATATCTGCGTTCAATGTATCGATGTTGATACGTAGCACTTCCGGATTCGCTGTTACTTCAGGCTTACCTCGTAGCGCCTCATCAATACGAACCGGCAACATATCCAGTTCTTTATTAATTGCCGTTTTTTTAGCGGCAACTACCTTTCGATGATCGTCTACACTATGGCCAGATAAGATATCTGTTAGTGCCTTTAAATCGCTATGGCTCGCAATAACATCTTCATCGGATATATCACCACACATTTCAAGAAGTAACTTACGGCGATTTTGCCAGGAGTACGTCTCATTGAAATATAAAGGGTTAGTAATTAATTTGAAGATGCTTTCATCAACAAGTGAACTAACCATTTCCTTGTATTCTTTTTCTTTTTTAGGAACACCATCGACAAAATAATCTGTCGTATGACCTGTGAGGGTAACTTCGCCACCACGAGGGGATGAATACTTTTCACGATACACACGCTTAAGTTCAACTGTGCCCCCTTCGTCCAATGTAAAGGTGCCTGTTACTTCGTGATTGACTTTATGGATAGGTTCGCCACCATCCAATGTCTTAATTTCGAAGTCAGCTCTATCTAGGCTATCTTTCCCGAACAGCAACCAGCATACTGAGTCGAACACAGTAGTTTTCCCGGTGGCATTATCGCCACGGATTACGACATCGCCATTAATATTTATGGCAAAGGACTTTAGCCCTTTAAAATTTAGTAATTCTAATTTTGTGAGTTTCATATCATTCTCCTATACAACAGTGGCATCCACATCGATGGTGTGCGGTTCAATCTTTAATTGATTGGCCCATTGCATGACCGTCGAATTAATCTGAGCATTCTTTTTAAGCATTTCATTAGCAAAGAGCTTAGCCTGCACTAAGTCAAATATTTGACGACCTTTCTTCTTACCCTTATTGGCCAATTCTAGGCATGCAACCGGCTTCATAGCATCGTCGGTAACTAACACTATTGCCGTAGTTCCTTTCATGACTCTATCCCGGTATGAGCCCACACAATTTTTTAATCGTTTACCAGCAGTCATTAATTCTGCTGCAGTTCTTGGGACCATAAAATGCATTCCGTTTACATCCGCTTGTAGTTGAGGAACCTCTGGAAGCATTACGTCGCCGTACTCTTGCTTGTTGTAAATATTAACTACAACATCATGGAAGTCTTTTAACTTGCAATTAGTATTCCAAACTTGAGCTATATACTTACCAGTTATTTGACTGTACATATTAACAATATCCCTGATATCTGATGCAGTGACATTTAGCAAATATCGCAATAAATTTCGCTCACCATATCGTTTGGAAAGGCCAAGCCACATATTAAGTATTTTTTCAGTCCTAACACCCATATTCTCATCTAAATGAGCTGCATTAATTATTTTCGCAGATACATCATCGAACCCTTTTTCTCGATTAAGAGTCAATATTGTCCTTCGATTATTTTCATCTTTAAAAACATTCAGCATATCTGATAGCTTAACAATCATAGGGTCATTAACCATCATGCTACGCAATAATTTACTATCAGGAGCTCGATGATAAATTCGCAATGCTTCTAAGAATCCGGTCCCCTTTTTAGTCATAGCTAAAACCGAATCATAAAAATGCAGATCTCTTATAGAACCAATCCAATAGCGTGAAGTCCATTTAATGTTGCTTTTAATAATTTTAGTGACAGCAGGCATGTCAGGAGCGCTGAGCTTTAAGATCATATTAACCAGCATAGAAATCCCATATCCACCATATTCACTAATCGAGTGCGGGATATAAACATCTTTTACTTTATATCCACACTGTTCTGTTAAGCGCTTTTCAAATATTAGGCGCAGGCTTTTGAAGAGTTTGGCTAAATGTTCTTTATTAACGCCATGAACTGCATAGGATTTTCCTATGTATTTTAAAATTGGCATAATCGGATTATCATACTCACGAATATACTCGACTGTGAGCTCATGTTTTCTCTTATCTTCATCGATATAAAAAGCTTTTCTGGCTTTGAAATCAAAACGCAGGACTTCTTTATAAGAGCCATCTTCAGATGTTCCATCCCAAAATAGCTGGATTCCTTTATATTTAATACGAAGATCGAGAAAGTCTTTGCAGTTAACGACTTCAAAAAACATTTCTTTAGGAAATAGTTCCTCGTCATCACATGTTAATATCACTTTGTGTACATATGGTTCGGAGCGAGTCCCACAATTAGGGCAAACATAATATTTCGCACCTGTATAATATCCGCAGCCCATGCTATATTTGCGATTCCATGTACCACCAAATGTATGATTGCAATCGCAATGGTGAATTGTTGTGTAAGCAGCATCATAATGTTTTTCAATTATGATGCTATCGAACATTTTACGGATGTATAAACTTGACACAGTTTCCACAGAACGCCACCGCCTTAATCATCGAACATGGAAAAGATGTTCGAATTTTCTTCTACACTAGGTTCAGCCGTTGGTTGCGTTTCATCTATAGTTGGTTTTCTATCAACTGGCGCAGTCTCTTTAGCTGTTTTAGTCTTACGTGTACGCTTTGGCTTTTCTTCCTTTGCAGCATCTTCCGTTTTATCCTTAGGAGCAGCTGACTTAGGAGGCTCGACCACATCAAAGGCTTTTACAATCGCATTAGATGCTTTCATGACACCTTCTGTATATGCTATACCCGCTTGGTATTCTTCAGCATTACCAGGGTCCAGTTCAATTGCCTTATGTAATATGTCTAGCGACTTTTTGCATATGTCTGCTTGGCTTTTAAATTGTTGTTTAGCCATATTTAAGCCTCCTTCTCTGCCATGATGGATTTCAAATCAGTGATAAGATCATCTGTCAAAGAGTCACTAGATGGACGAGTAACACCATGCTTGCTAAAAATTGCAAGTGCTTTTTTTGCTTTTACCCCATCTTCGCCCATCCATGCACGGAATTCTTTATAAAAGGCTTTTTTATATACAGGTTCAGGTGTTACATCTAACGTGTTTTCAACTTCCTGCGCAGGCGCATCTTTAGGCTCAATTTTTTCCTGTTGTGGCTCCTGCTCTTCTTTTGGTTCAACAGGTTCTGCGTCTAATGGCTGCACTGGGATATCATCAGATGTTTGTTCTTTAGCAACCTTTTTGACGTCCTTCTTCTCAGACTGCTCGCGTTCAACACACTTTTTAAATTCTGCATTGAGCGCCTCTTCAGCAAGTTCAAGGCTCTTACCGTTAGCAGGTCGCACTTCGACAATAGACGTATCGGAAGTTTCTGAGCAATTACCGCAGCATTGATGGTTTAATCGTTCGTTCCATTCTGCTACTTGCACTGCTAGATCATCTAATGTATTGAATTTAATAGTTAAGATATTTTGATTTTCCATGATTGTTTCTCCTTTAGAATTTAAACAGTAATTCATCATCAACTAATTTGCCTTCCACGATTTTAGGGATTCCAATTTCCTGGAGTTTACGAATTACGCTACGACTTTTGGATATGTAAATAGTATTTCTTTCAATTTGTACTGCTGTTGGCTTAATTACATATGGCTCTGTTGCAATCGCAGGCGCCACACAAATGACTTTATTATTAATATCTATACCCACCTTGAAATACTCAGGGCCTTTTAACTTTCTGTAAGCCGGCATTGAAAGTTTGATATAGCTATTTGTAGTCACTATCGCTACCTTTTGTAATGATTCGTGTTTGCCCCTGTTATCTGCAAAGAAATTAAAATCAAATGCATTTACAGCAGGTTTAGATTTTATTGCTTTTATTTCAGGCATTTTATCTCCTTATCTGGTATAATTTACATAGGATATTTTTTATCTTTGCTCGTTACTCATTGCCGTGAGTGCGAGCATTTTTACTTTTACGGCGAACATGTTCATCGTGGCAATGTTTACATACTCTAATTGCCTTACGATTAATCTCGTCATAAATGTAACTGTAAGTATATGGAATTAATCTAACTCCACACTTAGCACATGTCACTCGTTTCATGTATCACCTACTAAATCATCATTAATACGAATACACTACTAATTAATGCACACACGCTCATGATCAATGCAACGAAGAACATTGCCTGTATGATGGATTGCATATCATTCGCTCCTTTCAATAAATGCTGTATATAACAACAAGATTAGTGATGCGATGAATCCTAAATATAATGCTGCATCTGGAACATCATATCCTTGAATGTCAGACCCTTCCAAAATAAACACCATGCAAGCTGCTAGTGCAATTAAAAACATCTTCATACCTATTCCCCTATTCTTGCTTGGCATCGTTTTCCTAGCCATGCATTAAACGAATCTAAATGAATTAATCGCTTACCACCTCGGGCCCCTATCTTCATCGACGGAAAATCAAAGTCAGACGCCCATTGACGAATCACATCTTGAGGAACGCTTGCTAGTTCAGCAGCCTCAGCGACTGTTATGCATAATTTATTCCTGTCCACAATAATCCTCCTTTATATCTCCTTTATAGATGTTCATAAAATTTTCATGAATATTTTGTGTATTCTTAAATAATTGTTTGTATAATCACCTTAGAAGGGAGGTGATTACTAATGACGATTTTAATTAAGCTAAAAAACGGTGATAAACTTTCTATTAAAAATTTAAGTAGTATAAAATCTTGGGATTCTAGAAACGCCAATTTAATAGAAACAAAAGACTTTTCCACATTCACCATATTTAACAAAAATTATATTTTTGTCGGTGATAATACCTTAACTATTAACGGCTCGGAAATTCTATATGTAGAATTTCAAAATCCTTAATTGAGATTAAGCTACTACATTAAGAGTGCAGTTACAGCTGTACTCTTTTTGTATTTCTGACAACGTCTCTACCCAGTTTTCAATCCCGTCAATAGCGAGTGTTTCAAATGGTATTTCTACATTAATTTCAAGTTTTGGTTCAAAGCTCATATTTTCTCCTTTACTATTTTACGGCAAAACCGTAATTGACTATAAAAAAATAATATCATCATAAGCGACATTGAATACCTGTTCTATCTTAGATATGTTTGGTACATCTGGATAAGATCGCTTACGCTCCCAATTGCCCCAAGTCTCAGTAGATACGCCAATTTCTTTTGCGGCCTGAGCTTGTGTCCAAGACTTGGATGCGCGGAGCATTCTAAGTGTATATTTCATAAATTACCTCCTTTCTTATTAACATCACTTATTACTATGACTAGAGTATACTACGGTTTTACCGTAATGTCTATTAAATTTCCGTAAATTATCGTAAAATTTTAGTTTAAATATTGAATTTATTACGGAAATATCGTATTATGTTATTAATTATTATGAATTTATTATAGAGAGGAAATTTGAGATGAGTGATTTAGGCAATAAGGAAATTATGGCGCAAAATCTCCAAAGGCTAATGGATAGTCGCGGAATAGACAGAAATAAACTATGTGCTGATTTAGGGTTTAAATACACTACTTTAACAGATTGGTTGAAAGGCAATACATACCCAAGAATAGATAAAATTGAAATGATGGCAAACTATTTTCACGTGCCAAAATCGGAATTGGTAGAAAGGCAAGATAAAACCGAAGAGGAATATTACCTAGATAAAGAAGCTGCTGAATTTGCCGAGTACTTGCGCACGCGCCCAGGAGCTCGTATGTTATTCTCTGCAGCAAAAGATATTAGTAAGGAGGATATGGAGAAAGCAGTTGAATATATAGAACTATTAAAATTAAAAAATAAATAGTATATAAGGGAGATTGTTAATTTGGTAGTTAATGTAATTTACTGTGATTTACCACATGCCAACGCTGTGTTGGAGGAATGTGAAGATGTGGATACCCATAATATCTACATAAATAAAAATCTCCCCCATGATCGCATGAGGGAAGAAATCAAACATGAACTAATTCATATTATTAATGATGACTTTTACTTGGATAAACACGTAGACCTTATTGAACAGATGGTTCGTAGGTCTCACGTTGACGACTCCGAATTGGAAGATATAGCTTTCTACCACCATTATTTATCGGCGTTATAAGGGAATGTATAAAGGGAGATTTAAAAATGAAAAAGACTTTATTAATTACTACTATGCTTGCCTTAGTTACAATTACAGGATTCGCTAGAACTGAAGTATCTCATGATGAATTTAAGGCCTTAGACGGTCCAAAGGTGCTAGTGCATTACGATGACGGGAGCACGGAATTACTAGACGAACAGGAATATCTTGAACGCACTATTAGTATGACACAAGAAGAAATGGACGACTTACACAAAGTCGATGAAGGCACTAAGAACGCATTGGCAAAGTGGCAAGCCGATAATGAAATGCACCGGACGCCTTCCGAAGATGTTCAGTAACCTAAAAAGGGAAAGGAAAAGCACTGGTATGACAACGTATTAGATTCTATATTTTAGCCAGTAGAATTTTGCGAATAAAAAACTAAGCACGAGTGTAATTGTATTATCATTAGAGAGATTATGGAGATGCAAGAGAAAATCCGTTATTGCTTCGAGCAATTATGTATTTTTAGAATACATAATTGCATTTATGTAATTTGAAAATTGCAAAT